CCGCTGAATAATTGCCCGCCGGGGGCTTCCCGGTAAACCTGGAATAATAAAAATGATTGAAGATATCATAAAAGAAAACACCGCGGCCGTTAAGGCTCTGACCGCCGCCATCGCCGCTCTTGCGGCTTCCCTTAAGGATTCAGCCGCTCCTGCAGCTTCTCCTTGCCCGCCTGCCGCCTACGGCCCGGCATCCGCTGCCGTGGAAGCCGCCACAGTTGCTGAGGCTGACGCCCTTTCCGGGACTAATGCCTCCCGCGCCATCGTGGATGTCTTACCCTCCGCGGCTTCTGCACCTGCTGAGGCACCAGCGTCCGCTCCTGCTCCCGTTACCGCGGGAACCGTGGAGGCGCCAGCTCCTGCTCCAGTTACTCAACCGGCACCAGCCGTAGCTCCCGTAGCGTCTATGACGCTTGAGCAGCTCCGCGGTCTCTGCATCCGCGCAGGCCAGGCAGGGCTGACCGCCGATGTCCTCGCGTTCCTTCGCGGCCGTGGTCTGTCTATGCTGGCGGATCTCCCTGCCGCGCAGTATGGCGACCTGGTTCAGTTCCTCGCGGCTAAGGGGGTTAAGTAATGGCTCCGGAAACTCACGCGCTGCTGTCGCCTTCCAGCTCGTCGCGGTGGCTGTCCTGCGCCGCGTCGGTGGTTCTTAATAAGGACGCCCCGGATGATTCTTCGGATTACGCCCGTGAAGGTACCTGGGCGCACCGCCTTGGTGAGCTGAAGCTCTTAGGCGCTGACGGCTTCTCCGATGAGGAAATAGCCGCCTGCGTTGCTGATGGCTTTGATCCTGCTGACTTCGAGGCTCCCGTTACCGAATACGTGAATTACGTTAAGACCTTGGGAAGTAATATCATGGCCGAGGTGAAGCTCCCGCTCGGCGGCATCACGGGTGAGCCGGGGGCTCACGGTACCTCGGACGCCGTGGTTCTTGAGGGTAATACGCTGCATGTGTGTGACCTTAAGTACGGCAAGGGTGAGCGCGTGGAAGCCGTGGAAAACACGCAGCTTCTCATATATGCCGGCGCTGCCTTCCTGGAGTACGGCTGGATCGCCCCGATTAATGAGGTGGTTATGCACATCATTCAGCCGCGCATCGGTAATATATCGACCTGGAGTATCTCTAAAACGGAAATGCTGGAGCGTCTCCGCATCGTGGGTGAGCGTGCCGAACATTGCCTCCGTCTTGCAGGTCAAGGGGTGGGAGCTCTCAGCGATGAGGAATTCCACCCTAGTCCGAAGGCGTGCCGCTGGTGCCAGGCTCGCGGTAAGTGTACCGCCCTGGCGCATTATGCCTTAAGTGCCGCAGGGCTTGACCTGCCGGATTATATGCGCCCGACCGTTGATGGCCCGCACCTGGCGTGGCTTCTCGGCGAGGTGGATCTGATTTCCTCCTGGGTTAAAGCCGTAGAAAAGTACGCGCTCGAGGCGCTCACCGCGGGTGTGGACGTTCCCGGCTTTAAGCTCGTACAGGGTAAGGCAGGGAACCGTAAATGGGCGGATGAGGCTAAGGCTGAAAAGATGCTCAAGGGCTGGAAGGTTCCGGCAGAGTACCGTTACAATAAAAGCCTCATAAGCCCGACCCAGGCTGAAAAGCTGGTTAAGCTGAAGACCTTAAGCGCCGACCAATGGGATGAGCTCGGCGCGGTGATTACCAGGGAGCCCGGCCGCCCTACGGTTGCCCTGCTCTCCGATAAGCGGCCGGCAATTTCCGGGCGTCCCGCTGCGGAAGATTACCCGGACGAAACTTTAGAAAAGTAAATTTGTTATTTAGTTAGTTAAAGGAATTATATATATGCCTAAAAAAACAGAACGTGTATTTATTCGAGGCGCCCGCCTCTCTTTCCCTGCTCTTGATGAGCCTCGCGCTACCATGGCAGGCGGTAACGACCTTAAGTACCAGGCTACCTTTTTAATTGAGCCTACTAACCCATGCCTCCAGCAGCTCCGCGCCGCTCTTATGTCCGTAGCCTCTGCTATGTGGGGCGACCGCGCTTCCGCAGTCCTGGCTAATCCGGATAAGTCTCCGCTCAAGGTTGGCGACAATAAGGAACGCGTGCCGGAAGGTTACGCGGGTATGCTGTACATCTCCGCGCGTTCTAAGAATGCACCGGAGCTCCGCGACGCTAATCCGCATATCCTTATTACCGACCCGCGCGCTATTCGTGAAAAGTTCGTCGCCGGTTATAAGGTTAACGGGTTTATCGACCTCTATCCTTACGAAGTGAAGGACGCCCGCGGCGTAACCATCAAGTCTGGCATAGCTGCCGGCCTGGTGTCCGTCCAGTTCTGCGGCTACGCTGACGCCTTCTCCGGTGTCGCTAAGCCTGCGGAAAGTGATTACCCGGATTGCAGCGCTGAAGCTGAAGCTTCCGGTGCCTATGGCGCAGGCGCGGCTCCTGCTCCTGCTCCTGCTCCTGCCGCTCCCCTTCAGCCTCTCCAGCCTATGCCGGGCTACGGCCAGCCGTACGGAGCAGGCTATGGCCAGCAGGACGACCTTCCTTACTAATTGCTATTAGTCCTCTTTTGCGGCGGTACCCCCGCCGCTTTTTTAAGGTGTTTTTTAAATTATGATATGGCTTGATCTTGAAACCTTCAGCGCGGAGCCTATAAGCTCGGGGGTGTATAAGTATGCGGAAACCGCCCGCATCCTGCTTTGCGCCTATGCTTTCGATGATGCGCCCGCCCTGGTGTACGATGCCACCTCGGGTGCGCCGTGGCCTGTGGAGCTCCTCCGCCGCCTGGCTGACCCGTCTGAGGTTATCGTGGCTCACAATTCAAATTTTGACCGCACGGTGCTGCGCCGTTACCTGCCGCAGGTGGGCGACCCCGCCCGCTGGCGTGATACGATGATCTGCGCTTATTCTCTTTCGCTTCCTGGTTCCCTCGCTGATCTCTGTGAGCTCTGCCGGCTTCCGGTTGATAAGGCTAAGGATGCCGATGGTAAGCGCTTGATCCGTCTTTTCTGCCGCCCTCAGCTCGACGGCTCCGTGCTCTCCGGTGCTGACCGCCCCGATGACTGGGCGCGCTTCGTGAATTATTGCCGTCTCGATGTTGAGGCCATGCGCTCCGTGTATTACAAGCTGCCGCAGCAGCTCCTCCCGTCTGACGTCGTGTGGAGCGAGTGGCAGATCGACCAGCGGATTAATGACCGCGGTATGCAGATCGATCTTGAGCTTGTCCGCGCTGCTTCGGCAGCGGCCGCAGCGGCTAAGGAAGCGGCAGACCAGACCGTCTCCCGGCTTACGGGAGGCCGCGCTCAGTCAATCGGTGAGCTGGATAAGCTCCTGGAGTTCTGCCTGCATGAATGCGGCTATTCTCTGCCGGACATGCAGCGGTCTACGCTGGAGGCGCGCCTTAATGACCCGGCCCTTCCTCCGGTGGTTCGTGACCTGCTCTCCGCGCGCCTCTCCGCCGGTAAGGCGTCCGTGAAAAAGTACGACGCCCTGCTGGCCTGCACCAATACCGACGGGCGCCTCCGCGGCTGCCTGCAGTTCATGGGCGCGGTGCGTACGGGTCGCTGGACGGGGCGTCTCTTTCAGCCTCAGAACCTGCCGCGCGGCACCATGTCGCCGGAGGAAGTCGAGGAAGGGATCGCGGCTCTTAAGTCCGGCCTTGCCTCGGTTCTTTATACCGACGTGACCGCCCTCGTGAGTAATTGCCTGCGCGCCGCAATCTGCGCCCGTCCGGGGCATAAGCTCGTGGTTGCTGACCTGTCAAATATTGAGGGGCGCGTCCTGGCGTGGCTCGCTGGTGAGTCCTGGAAGCTTGAAGCTTTCCGCGCCTATGATGCCGGCAAGGGTCCCGACCTGTATAAGGTGGCCTACGGCCGCGCCTTCGGTATCGCTCCGGAGGATGTAACAAAAAAGCAGCGCCAGATCGGGAAAGTCATGGAGCTTGCCATGGGGTACCAGGGCGGCGTCGGTGCCTTCTCTACGTTCGCCCGCGGCTACGGTGTCGACCTCTCTGAAATGGCGCGCCATGTCCGTGAGTCCTGCGCCCCTGCGGATTGGCTCAGCGCTTCCCAGGCTTTCGCCCGCCTTGGCGGTTCCTCTGACCTTGGCGCGGATGAGTGGGCGGCCTGCGAAGTCATTAAGCGCCTATGGCGCCGCGCTCACCCCGCAATCACGGGGTTCTGGGCCGATGTGGACTCCGCGGTTAAGCAGGTACTCGCGGGGCTTACGCCGTACGCTTCAGCGGGGCGCGTGTCTTTCCGCAGGTGCGGGACTTACCTGGTGGCGACGCTCCCGTCCGGGCGTCCCGTATGTTATCCGGCCGCAAGGCTCCCGGGTGAGGCCTCCGGCGGCTGCGCGTTCGAGTATTACGGCCAGATCCAGGCCACCCGCCGCTGGAGTTACATACGAACCTACGCCGGCAAGATCGTAGAAAATCTGACCCAGGCCTGCGCGCGTGACGTGCTCGCGTCCTCGCTTCCTGCCGCTGAGGCCGCAGGCTATAAGACCGTGCTCTCGGTGCATGATGAGCTTATAACCGAAGTACCGGACGACCCGCGCTTCTCTGCCGCAGGTCTCGCCGCCATTATGTCCTCCGTGCCTTCCTGGGCTGAGGGCCTGCCGTTATCTGCCGCAGGCTTTGCGGCGTACCGTTATAAAAAGGATTAAGTTATGGCTGTTAAAATAAAAGACCCGGAGACCGGGAATGTTTATCCGTCTGTTAAGGCGTTGGCTGAAGCGCGCGGGTGTAATGTCTGTACCGTATACCAGCGGCTGGCTCGTGGCGATTCTCTTGAGGTGGCGCTCGCCCACGTGAATTTACATCATACGCCTTCGCAGGATCATACCGGCGCCAGCTTTCCGACCATCGTGGCTATGTGCCGGCATTGGGGCATCCCCGCAGCGTGCTTTCGGTCGCGGTTCGTTATCCGCGGCTGGTCCCTGGAGCGCTCCCTCACTGAGCCCGTCGCCCCCAGTAATGCGGCGGGGCACCATTGCCAGGGTAATCCCAGCTGCCGGCCCGTGGTTGTTAATGGCGTGAAATATACCAGCATTCGCAAAGCGGCTGAGGCGCACGGCGTTAAGGTCTCTACGGTGTACGCCAGGCTTGAGCGCCATGAGCCTCTAGCTGATGCGCTTAGGCCTTCCCGCGGTCGCCTTGCTGTCTGGTATAAGGGGCGGCGCTACTTCACTAAGGTTCAGCTGGCCCGTGAGCTGGGGCTCCCTGTGGGTAAAGTCGACGCCCTGGAAGGCGTTACTTATGAAAGGCTATAAATAAAAAAGGGGGGTTGATCTATGACTATTGTTAAAGACCCGGAGACCGGGAAGGTATGGCCGTCAATGAAGGCCTTAGCCGCTAGTAAAGGGATTAAAATCAGTACTTTCCGCGAACGCAGGTCGCGCGGTAAGATGTCCCTGGAGGTGTCGCTGTTCGTCGGCAATATGAAGCTGACGCCAGCTGTCGATCATCTCGGGAACCGTTACGCCAGCCTGCGCGCCATGGCTGCTGCTTATGGCGTTAAATATAACCCGTTCCTGGCGCGCATTAATCTGCTGGGGTGGTCGCTTGAGGAAGCGCTGACTACTCCGGTACGCCCCCGCGGCGCGAGGCGTGCTACGGAGCCTAAGCCGGATAAGCGCGGGCACCGGATTACGATTAACGGCGTTGAGTACGCCAGCGTGCGCGCTGCTGCTAAGGCACACGGGCTTAACCCCGTAACGGTTTACGCCAGGCTGCGGCATAAGTGCACACCGGAGCAGGCCGTGCGCCCGCATGTTAAGGGCCCGGAGCGCGAAACGGCGCAGGTTCCGGGGCGCGAATATTCTTTAAGTAAAGGGGGTAAGGTATGACGCCGGAGGGTAAACTGGTATCAGCCATTAAATCTTTTGTGGCCGCGCAGGGCGGCCTTGTTCGTAAGTGCTCATGGGAAGGGAGGATCGGGGCTCCCGACCTCGTTATTCTTTACGGCGGCCGACATTGCTGGGTTGAGTGTAAGGCTCCCGGTGAGCGCCCGCGGGTGCCGCAGGTTCGGGAAATGTCCCGCATGCGTACCGTCGGCGGCTGCACCGTGGTGTGGGTGGATTCCATGGAGGCATTCCTGGAGTTCTGGCGCGCCTGGAATTCCGGAAATGCTGAGGGGGTGGCTCATGGAATTTAAGCCGCGCCCTTACCAGCAGCTTATAATCTCCCATATCCTGTCACACCCGCGCTGTGCGCTTTACGTGTCCATGGGTATGGGTAAGACCTCCAGTACGCTCTCCGCCCTGGCTTATCTTAAATCTATAGGTGATCCGGTGCGGGCTCTCATCCTGGCGCCGCTTCGCGTGGCTGCCAGTACATGGCCGGATGAGGTTAAGAAATGGGGCTTTGATCTTAAGGTCTCCGCCGTTGTGGGCACACCTGCGCAGCGCCTGCGCGCTCTGGAAGCGGTCGCGGATGTTTATACGATCAATTATGAGGGGCTGCCGTGGCTCCTCTCCGCGCTTGACGGCGCGTGGCCGTACACGGTTATCGTAGCCGATGAGGCGACCAGGCTTAAAGGCTTCCGCCTGGGAGGCGGTGGCGGTTCCCGGGCTAAGGCGTTAAGCCGTGTAGCCTTCCGCTCCGCGCGGTTCATTGAGCTTACGGGCACACCAGCGCCTAACGGCCTGCTGGATCTGTGGGGTCAATTGTGGTTCCTGGATCGCGGTGAGCGCCTCGGCCGCAGCTTCTCCGCGTTTACCGGCTGCTTTTTCCGGCAGCGCCGTGTCGGTTCTTCGCCTTTCGCGGTTACGTATGAGCCCTGCAGCTGGGCGCCGGAGGCCATAAAGGAACGGCTGGCGGATCTCTGCCTCTCGCTTGATGCGGGTGATTACTTCCCGCTTGAGGCGCCGATCTCGGTAACCGTTCCCGTGAAGCTGCCGCAGGAAGCGCTCCGCGTGTATAGCTCGCTCAAGAACACAATGTATGCGGAGCTTTCCAGCGGGGCGGAGGTCGACGCGGTTAATGCGGCAGCGCTGACCGTTAAGTGCTTGCAGGTGACCTCCGGCGTGGTTTATGGTGAAGACGGGAAGTCCTGGGAAGTGCTGCACGATGCTAAGATCGAGGCGCTGCGCTCAATCATTGAGGAAGCAGCGGGCGCTCCGGTGCTGGTGGCGTACCATTGGCGCGCCGACCTGGAGCGCCTTAAAAAAGCCTTCCCGCGGGGGCGGGAGCTGGATAAAAACCCGCGTACCATTAAGGCCTGGAATGAGGGCAGGATCCCGATCCTGTTTGCTCATCCTGCTTCTGCCGGTCATGGGCTTAATCTCCAGGATGGCGGGTATATCTTGGCCTTTTTCTCGCTCTGGTGGGATCTGGAGCAGTACCAGCAGATCGTCGAGCGTATAGGCCCTACTCGCCAGGCGCAGGCGGGGCACCCGCGTCCCGTGTTCCTGTATCACATAGTTGCGGCGGGGACGGTGGATGAGCTCGTCATGGCTCGTATGGAATCTAAGCGCGAAGTGCAGGATCTGCTTCTGGAAGCGCTCAAAAATGAAAAAAGTTGATACGCGGAGCGTATGGCGCTATAATTATCAAGACCGCGGCGGTTCTTTGAGCTCGTACCCTAACCGCTGAGCTGTCGCGGCTCCTGTGGTTATACAACGCTTTGTCATAGACTAACCCCGGCTTTATGCCGGGGCTTTTTTTTATGGCTTTCGTACGGGCCAGGTATCGAGGTACACATGCAGCTCGTCGCCGTGCGGTACGATGTCCGCTATTGGTACCCGCTCCAGCTGTGGGGTAGCAGGTACCGGGGCGCTCCAGGCGTTCCGCCTCGGGCTGGTGTAGGTATGAAGCACCAGGCGCCCCGCAGCGGTAAAGCTGCGCAGGTTCTCGCGTAGGGTCTTAAGGTTCACGGGCGCCTCTCTTATGCTCATTCTTCGTCGTCCTCCTGGTGGTTCTCCACATCATCAATTAATGCTTTAATTTCCTCGGCGTACTCTGGATGGTAGTATGTGAATCGGTCGATGGCGCAGCTTAATACGCCCGCCTCGTCCCTCGCTTCGTTAAGCTGATCCCGGTAGTATCTGAGCGCCCCGCGGTATAGCTGTATCTGTCTTTTAAGCTCCTGGCGTTCTTCTATGTATGTCATTTCTTTATATCCTCGTTTATGGTTCTTATGCTCCGGAGGCGCTCGCTGCATTCCTCCAGGGCGTCGCGCTGTCGCGCGGCTAGTCGGATGATGTCGGCGTAGGTATCGCCGTTAAGCTCCGGCCGCGCACACGGCTCAGTTAGTGCTGCGGGTATCGCGGGAGCCTGCGGCGGAGCCGCGCAGCTGCTCAATAATAGCAGCATCCACACGGCGCTCCAGGCAGGGATCGCCCTGCGCTTTCTGCTTGATTGTGGCATTGAGTTGATCCTCCCTCTTGGTCGCCTTCCTGCGGAGCTCCGCGACCTTCGCCGTGAGCTTCCTGGTCTCGGCGTCCGCTGCCGCTGTCGCTCTGCGCTCTGCTTCCAGTGTCGCCTCCAGTTCCGACCGCCTGGCTTCCAGCTTGGCGATCTCTCCGCGTTGGTATTGTGTTAAAAGCAGCAGGGCGACAAATACAAGCATGAGTATTATCTTGCGGGTTAACTCGTCGGTTATAGCCACGACTTAAATCTCCCCGTTCCTGCGTTCTCGTTCCAGTTCTTCGCGAATGTCGGCGACGCGGCTCATGCGGTCGTTAAAGTCTCGCCCGCGCACTACGTCAAGCGCGGCGGTGCGGTACTTTGCGGAAATGGTGCGCTTGCTCGTCTCCATCGCCAGTACCTGCACGGAGCTGCAGCCCAGCAGGTAGGCGAAGTCCTGGCGGGTTAGTCCCAGAACCTCGCGTATCAGTCTTAAATCGTTTCCGTCCATTTATCCTCCTTTATAACAGTAATTCCTTAAATCTCGGGGCGAGTACCTCCAGCAGCTCCGCCGCGGCATCGCGTCCGAAGCTCTCCGCCAGGCGTGAGCTAAGCAGCGCCCGCTCGCGGTGGCCGACCAGCCAGTCCATGAGGACGGGCCAGTATTCGGTTATGTCCTCCAGCTTCTCGCCGTTCCTGGTTACGGTGCCGACGTATAGGTGCAGCTCCTCGTCCAGGTAGTCGCATATAATCTCGATCTTACTCATCGCGCCTCCGTGGTTTTTCTTTTATTGTATCAGTTTTTAATACTAAATCCGTGAAGAGCTCCGCGGATCTATACGGGAGCCAGCAGCGGATCCGTGTAGCGGTGTACGGTAGTAAGGATCTGCTGTATCTCCTCCGGGGTTAGTCCCATCTCACTGAGCGCGTTACGGGTTCCGCAGTCGGGGCAGACCCGCACCTCGGCGCCGTCGCGTTTTGCGGGAGCTCCCGCCCCCGTGTATATGCTGCCGCAGATAGGGCACACGCGGCGCCCGTTCTCGGTTGGTTTAATGTCTTTCATTGATTAACTCCTTAGTCCTGGCTATGGCGCGGCGCAGCGCTTCGGGATTGAAATGGAATGCCTGGTACCCTCTGGCGCAGATGTTTACGTACTCGCCTCTAGGAAGCGCCGGCTCGCGGTTCTCGTGCATGATATATACAAAGGCCTTAACCGCGCGGAGCTTGCCGCCTACGGTCTCGCGCATGGTTATGGCGATCTCTTTCTTGTAGTAAAAGTTAGGACACCCTTCGTAGCGGTCAAGCGCGGCCTCGTCCTCCGGTGTTACCGCCCATACGGCTACGGGCACGAAGCTGTCCGCGGCCTTCTCGATGGTTAAGTAGGCGCCCGTCTTGCTGCCTTTAAACAGCAGCTCGTAGCAGGGGATCGCTCCCGTTCCTACGGGGCGGGCGTTCGGGCAGCGGTAGGCCATCTGGTTGACGTTTAGGTTGCTGCCGTATGCTAGATAATATTTTCTCATGGTTTTCTCCCTCTTGGTTGCCCGCCTCCTCGGCGGGCCTGGTGGTTGGTTAAGCCGCGCGGCCGTATCTGAATGCGGCGTCACCGCTTAAGTTGCGCGTTAAGATGTCGCGGGCGGTGGCGAATTCGTCGCCTATGAAGCCCAGGCGAAGCAGCCAGGTGCGCATGGCGTATTTTGGGTTCTCGTTCTGCTGAGGCTTAAAGCTTGCGGATCTTACGCTCTTTGCCATGGCGCTCAGCGCGAGGCACAGCTGTATATAGCTCTTAAGCTGGCCGGCGTGGATGCCGTTCTGCTTGCCGTCTGCGGGGGCGTCAAATTGAAAAAGTCTGAATTCTACGGTGCCCTTAGTGAATGTGGCGTGCAGGTTAAGCATGTGATAGCGGCTTGGATTGTAGTGGGCGTCGCGGCCGTAGCTGGCGCCGTTGGCCTGGTACCATACATCGGCAAGTTCCGGAAGGGTTGCGGGCTTCTGCTCGTTTACCGCGGCTATAAATGCAGGCTCTACGGTGCGGCAGTAGCGGGCGATGCGGCAGCGGTCGATCTTGAGTGCTTCCGCCAGCAGGTCCTCGTGACTTGCCATGATGTTGGCAAGGTTGCGGAGGCTCTTTGCGGTGTGGCCTTTGGCTCCGATGTGTACGTGCACGCCGCATCCGCGGGTCGCGTCGCTCTTGGCTCCGGCGCGGCGGAGCTTGCGGCACAGTTCCTGCAGGGTTTCAATGTCGGCGTAGGTGAGGATCGGGGTTACCATCTCGCACTTGTGGGCGTCGTCGCCTGCGATGCTTACGTCGCGCTGGAATTTCCATTCGCGGCCTTCGGCGTCCCAGGCTGACCATGTGTAGTAGCCGTTGATGCGGTGGGTGTCGGCGTAGCGGTGAGTGCCGAAGTATTCAGCGGCAAGTTTGGCGGCGTTCATGCGGGTGATGTTGTTCATCTCGATTTCTACGCCGATGGTCTGGCTCTTGATGTCTGCGATCTGCTTTTCGGTCTTAGTGTTCATTTTTTCGTACCCTTTGTTGTTGTCTCTATGATTTATATTGTATCACTTTTTTATACAAAAACTATGACCTAAATCAAATTTTAATTATAAAGCTAATAAAAGTACCAGCATTACGTAGCAGTAAGCAAAGGCTAGCAGCGCGCCCAGGAAGTAGCCCAGGCCGATCACGGCCTTAATGGTTAAATCGCCGATAAGTCTTAAGGTGTTTATTATGAGTGCCATCTTTTAATCCCTCGTGGTTTTGTATCGTCTGCGGGGTGCCCCCGCGCCTATTTAATAGTGTATTAAAATTCTATACAAAATCCGTGATTAAAATCAAGCAATAAAGAAAAAAGTTTTATCTTTTTAAATCGGATTGGCGGAGGGTCTCGACCTCGTCGGCTATGTCCGCCCAGCGGGTGACGCCGGCATAGGCCATGAGACCTTCCTTGTGCAAGAAAATACGGCGGCGGTATCGGTAATATTTTCGCTTCTCGGGCTCCAGGGCTTCCCGTATGGTTGCGCCCTGCTCCAGCGCGTCGTAATAGGCGCTTACGCTTACGCCGTAGGCGCGGCACATGTCCCGTACTGTCTCGAATTCACGGCCGCGGTGGTCGCGTGGTTTACGCCTGCCCATCGCCTTCGCTCCGCGTTGCGCGCTTTACGGCGTAGGCGAGACCGACCGATCCAATGTCGACCAGGGCTTGATCCCTCTGGTCGCCCAGGAAGGCGAACCCGCGCTGGTAAAGTGCCAGCAGCAGCTCGCGCTCTGTGTACTTATCGTCGATTATTTTTTCCGCGCTCTCCCGGATTACCTGGATCAGCTGGTCTAATCGGTGGGCTTGTAGTGGTGTCATGGCTTAATGCCTCCATGCTTATGAGCGGGGCGGGCTGGTTGTCCGCCGCCGGGGTTGGTGCTATTGCCTGCGGGCGTTCCTGTCTGCATAGCGCCTGCAGCTTGCTCTCGCGGGCGTCTGTTATGCCGGAGGCGTATACGTTGGCCACCAGCCATTCCTGTGGGCGTATCATCGCCGGAGTGAATGCCGGCTGGTTTACGGTGCTGAACCATGCGTAAAGCACACGGCACGCTGCCTCGCGGTTGGTCTTAGGGTTGCGTATGCCCTCAACGACGTAAAGGTAGACCTTATCGTTTCCCGGGAATGCGTGATTCCAGTAGTCCGTTATGCTTACGGCCTGCGGGTCGGGAACCTCGCCCATGCCGCTCTGCGAGTTCTTGACTAGCGTCCAGGTGCTGCCGGTGCTGTCCGTGAATTCCTGCGGCGGTTCAAATTTATCAATTTGTGTAAGCTGCAGCGCAGGGGTGCTCTGCGCTAATAGGCTACTTAGTAGCCCCGGATTTATCGCCGGAGCTGTGGGCGTGTTCATGTCTTAGCCTCCAGTAGCGCAGCAGCGCGACCGATAAGTGGTATATGTTCTCCTCAGTTTCCGCAGGTGTGGCCGCTGCCATAAGCTCGCGGTATTCCATCTCGATTACGCGCTTTACGCCTGCGGGGCTTTCCATGTCGTACGCCTTCCAGGTGGCTGGCGGGTTAAGGTCTACCTCGTGGCAGTTCTTCATGTAATCGGCGTCGGGGCTTCCTGCATACGGGTCGGCGGCCTTGGAAGCGGGAGCGGCTGCTGCATTATGTCGTCTTATGGTTATTATTTCCATCTTATATTGTACCTTCAAAAAAGCACCCGGTATGGGTGCTTCGTCTCAAAAAACACACGGGACTATGCGCCGGCGGCGGTGGTTGCAGGCTTCAGCGCGTTAATGATCGCGGCGGTTTGCGCGGCCATGGCGTTAGTCTGGAAAAGCTGAGCCTTTAAGGCGGCGTTTTCTGCCTGGCTGTTTGCCAGAACGTCGCGGAGCGCCTGGGTCTGGATTTCCCTCTGCAATTCGCGGTTTGCGCAGCCTTCCTGCTCTATCGCGCGGAGTACCTGGCAGCAGCAGGCCTGCTGCTGGCTTGCGAGTTCCTGCGCCTGGAGGCGGGACTGTGCGCCCTGCTCGGCGATGTTAAGGTTAAGGGCACCGATGCCGCGGTCGATGGCGGAGTTAAGGCCGCCGAAGCCTTGGCACATCGCTAAGTTGGTTGCGCCCTGGTTCTGGGTCTGCGCCAGGGTTCCGGCGTTTACGGCTCCGACGATGGCGTCTCCGGTGGAGTTGATAAGGTTGCCCATGAATTGGTTCTGGTTGCCGGTCTGAATGAGCAGGTCGCGATCAGCGTTGGCGATCTGCTGCTGGATGCCGTTTACGGATGCCTGGATGCCGTTAATGGCTCCGGTGTCGTAGCCTACGCCGGCAGCCGCGCCGCGGTAGCCTAAGCCTCCGAACCCGCCGTTACCTAACCAGGAACCTAAAAGACCGCCTACGCCTGCACCAAGTGCGGTACCGCCCCAGGCTCCGCCCTGCGGCATGATGGTGTGTGTTACTTCGTCCATGCTCTTTTCCTCCTCTAAGCTGTACGTATATAAAATAATACCGCCGGGGCATTCCTCCGGCGGTCTCTTGAGTGTCTACGGGTTAGCAGAATTTAGGCAAGTCTGGCGGCTTCGGCCACACGCTCCAGGAATTCATCGCTTACCAGTCCGCGGCAGCGCTCAGCTTCGCGCAGGTAGCGGCGGATGTGGTATGCGGCCTTGGCGGGGTGCTCGGTGGATGGGTTCCAGGGCTTAGCGCTTCCCAGAAAGTGGATCATGACGGGAGCGGCTGAGGTGTAGGCCTCGCTGGTGTACATGAGGTTGTAGCCCTCGGGTATATTGACGATCCTGTCCGCGAGGGCATAGTTTATAAAATCCTGCTCCGGGCAGTAGAGATCGGGGCCGTGCTCCTTCAGAAATTCGCGGTACCTCTGGAAGATGTCGGCGGGGATTGCGTCGGCGCCGTAAATTACGAACCCGGTGTTTATATAATTAGGGTTCTGTACTATGTCGCGCACACCCAGCCCGCGGACCCAGCGGTCGCGGTTCCTGCGCTCGCTTACTCCCAGGATGACCCCGCGCTCTGCCCTCGGAAGCAGCGGAGCTATGCCGCCCGTTGTGAGGGTGTCAAGGTCTATGTTGATTATAACGTCGGCCTCGTTCCGCAGCTCCTCAAGTGCTTTAATACGCTGTGCGAAGGCAGGCAGGGCGGAGCGCTTGAAAAAAAGCTCACCATATTTATTCTGGACGCCGTCGTGCTCCGGAAGCTGCGGGAGCTCTACCTCGCGGATCTCTACCGGGTACCCGCGCAGGGCCCGGCGGAGCTGGCGGCAGTTCGTCCCCGCTTCCGCGTATATGCACACCTCGCCTAGCGTCCCGTTATATCTGAGGTATGAGGTCAAGGCTACAATGGCGGGGTCTATGTACCCCGCGTTAAGGGTCACAAAGGTCTTATAAATCATCGGTGAATACCTCCGGCGCGTAGTTAGTTAATGTAAGCGTGACCCGCTTGTCCTGCGGCTCTACCGCAGTAACCCAGCAGGTGACCATATTGCCTATGGCAAAGAACGGCAGCTCCAGATCTTCGCCGAAGCGCGGATCCCATTCCGGCAGCGGGTCGGCCAGCGTTAAATGGTGGCTGTCCTGGCGCGTGTATGTGGTGCTCATGCTGGTGCCGTCCTTCTTGCGGATGTAGATCACGCCGGTGCTGAGCTCCTCCGGTATCTCCATATCCGTGGTTATAGCGTCCAGCGTGAGCCCGTGCGCGGTGATCCTGCCTGTGATGTTGCTCAGCTCCTCATCGAGTACCAGGCCGACCAGGTCATTATATTGGCAGTTCAAGCCGTCCATTTCGGTCTGGATCTTGTACGTTACGCGGGTGCTGCGCAGGTACCGCAGACGGCGCATGCCCATGGCTTCAGCCTGGCGGCGCTCAGTCACACCGAAGGCTTTTAATCGTTCCTGGTGTACGCTCTGCGGGTACTCGGTGATCTCCGCGTCTCCGTTCTCGTCCGTATGGCAGTAAATCATAGCGGTCTTGTAGGTGGTGGGGTCGGTATACTCGACCACCACCTCGTCCGTGTCCTCCTCCCTCGGCAGATTGAACGTAATCTGCGGGCTTCCCGTGAGGTTCTGCGGCGTAAAGATCTGCGCCAGCGGTTCGCCTTCGCCCTGGAGGTGTAAGCGGGTAAATGCTAATTTATTGTTATTGATTACCGGGGCCGCGAAGCCTACGCTCAGTATGTCGCGGAGCACCTGCAGCAGGGTACCGTCGCCATCAATGGTTCCGTCAAGCTTGATCCCCTGCGCTTCCCATATATCGTTATATTCCAGCAGGCTCTCCTGGTCTATGATGCCCGCGTATTTGCTCGTGTTGACTACGTACTTTACGGCGGGCGCCAGGTCGCGGGTAGGAATAAGCACACCGGTCTCTATGTCCGGGAGCTTGCGGGTCCAGTACGTGGCGACCTGGTTGGCGCTTAGCTCGCTTAAGGTCTCGGATCCCTTAAAGCGGCCGATCATGGTGGTCATGCCGTCGTACTGGTTGCGCGTACTGATTACGCTCTTAAGCCCAACCCATCGTACCTCCTCAAGCGCGCGGGTGCTGTTTGAGGATTCGCTTAAGTTTCTCATTCTGAATTCCAGATTGCCCGGCTGCTCGGTCTCAAGCTGGAAGGTAAAGGCCAGCTCATCGTTAGTGTGATCCGTGAAGCTGCGCGTAACTGTCGTCCAGGCGTCGGAGCTTCCGGCTGCGCGGTAACCGATCTCGATCTCGACCGTTAAGTCTCGGAACGTCCCGTCGTCCTGCAGGTAGCCCAGGCCGCCAGGGAACCGGATATCATATTCAAATATGCTGCTTTCCGCTCCGTAAGGGCATGCGCGGTACGGGCCTACATAAGCGCCGGACTGGCTGTTTTCGTCCAGCGTGAAGCTGAGCCCCGTCTGCGTAGTGCCCTGCGCCCAGAATTCCACCCAGCCGCTGACCGGGTCGTAGCTGCTCGTTACCTTCCGCACCTTGTATGTGTGGTCGGTAATCTCCAGTATCTCATATATGCCGTTATCGTTGCCCCAGGTGTAGTCCGCCGGTATCGGCTGATTGATGCTTATCTCCAGTCGCTGGGCTGTCGTTACGTTCTGAGCTCCCGGAGGAACGGCAGGCGCGGCAGGATACGGCGGAAGCTCAAGCTCCGCGGTGTCGAAAGTAAGCGCGGCGTCGTCGCCGGAGTAAGACACACCTAAAAGTTCCGCCTGGCTCGTGATGGTGTAGCTCGCCTCGTCGGTGCTTATGACGGGGCCGCCTGTGCCGCTCATGGTTGTGTACGTAACCGCGGTTATTGCAGTAATTGTTATGTTCACCGCGTCGCCTGCCGCGGTAATGGTTCCGGTGTCGGGATCAGTCTCGCGGGCTCTCAGCCATGCGCGGTGCAGCGCCTGGTTAGCGTTATTAAAGTATGCGGCCAGGGCTGCGGTAATGGTGCTCGTGCTGTCCTGGTTGTCGGTTACGTCATCCGCGGTGCCTATCTGGCGCACACTTATGCTGCCGCTAAGCGCGAAGTATGATCCCGCGCTCCAGTGCAGATCCAGGGGTTTATAAATTCGCACCGCGCCTCCGGTAGGGCCTGCGCATCCCCAGTTCACGCCGCCTCCGTAGGTGTAGTAGCCGCCTGCGAAGGTGTCCGCGGTAAAGGTTACGCTCGGATCGCTCTGGCTGCTCTGGTCTACCTCGGTAACCGTAGCCTCCAGGGCGTGCCCGCTTGATGTTACCTCGGTGCTGCTGTAAAAGCAGTACCAGGAACGATCCCCCGGGGTGTTGTCTGCCGTCATTTCCTCGCCCGGTTCAATTACGTATATGCTGCAGCCCGGCAGCTCGTTTATAGGGGTCTCGCCGACGTATACGTCGGAATGGTCGGCGGCGTGCTCGTAGCTTCCGCAGCCCTGACATAAAATCATATCTACGAACTGGGTATTATTGCGATAGAATACATGACGGTCGGCCAGGTAGTCCGGGAAGCGTTTAAAGTGTCCGAAGTTTTCCGGAACAACGTTGGTGAGGTTGACCTGGTTGCCCTGGGCGTTTACATCGTATATGCTGCTGCCCTGCTTCGTGTCTGTCGGTCCCGCTTTGCCTAGGCGGTTAGCCATGATAATGCCGTATACAGCGGAGGCTACGGCCAGAACGACGGAGATTATGGCGATTATGGCCCCCGCCTCCAGGCCTCCCGCCTCGATTACAATGCGGAGCTGGCGGGTGTCGCGTACCAGGTACCGCGCCCATAAGTCCTGCGGTATCTTTACGCCGTCGGCGTATAAAGACACATAAGCCCTGGCGGCCGCTTCCGGTGTATAGGCCGGCAGCTGCGCGCGCAGGGCGTCCTCGATGGTCATCCCCGGCTTCTTGTCTACCGTGGCGCGCTCAAGCACTCGGCTAAGGTCGGCGCGGGTGAAAACTTCAATGCTCAGCATAGCGGTAATATCTCCTGTGTGCCTGGGTGGCGGTGTCCAGCTTCTCATAACGCGTGTTCTTGCGTTCGCTCGTATGCAGTATGCGGCCGTTCAGCCACACGCCTACGTGGAAAAGGCGGGCGTTAATGAAAAAGGCTATTATGTCGTAATCCTGCGGCTCCTTTACCTCGACAAAGCGCCCCGCCCGGCGTTCGTGCTGGAACCCCTCGCTCATGGTGCGCCCGGTTAGGTCGGTGTACTCGTTCAGCTCGATCCCCAGGTTCTCGCGGTATATGTCGACCACAAGTCCCCAGCAGTCGAGCCTCGGGTAGGTGCGGCCGTTCGGGGTGTGGCGGTTAAGCAGGTAATCGTTAATGGTTCTCATTTCAGCTCCTATGCTACATATTTTAACCCCGGCGCGTTCTGAGCGGTATAACGGAGCTTCGGAAATTCGGTATTAAGCATATCACAGAATGAGGCGGTAAAGACCGCGGCCTCGCGGGTTACCTGTCCGCCCGTTACCGTGAGCGTGAGCTCGTATAATACCGTGTCTATGTCCTCGGGGTGGCGGTGCTGCAGCGTGATATATGTCGGGGCGTCGCTCTGGAGGGCGCGCTGTATATACTCGTACGCCTCTCCGTTGGCTCCGCAAATGCTGAAGCTTAGATCAGTAAATCCGCTCTCGCTGCGCTCCGGGAGCTGTACGGTAAAAGCAGCAGCCCCGTAGATCTCCCCGTTTATGCTGCGGGGCTGCTGGTCCAGGATGTAGCGGAGATCGCCGATCCCTGTGTTGCTCAGTTCCAGGGTTACCGCCGGAAGCTGTCCGCCCGCGGCATAAATTTCGTTAAGCGTAAGTAAAGCCATGCCTGCTCCCTAGCCTTGATCGGCTACTTCCACAAAATAGCCGTATACGCCGTTGCAAAGGCTCAGATAATACTTAGACCCGAGCTGGTACACGGTTCCCGCGTAAAGTATGCCCGGGGTATATCCGATCTTTACTGGCGAAGCCACGGCCGGATAGGTCGCAGGTATGTATTGCTTCTTGATGTAAAGCTCGTTATTCAAGATGCGCGGAAAGCCGTATGCTGAATATGCGGGGGCCGCGGCGTCTGCGCTCATGCCGTTAGCCGGGTTGCTAACGGCGGAGGAGCTCATTAGTTCAAGCCTGCCCATGGCGTGCATGAGGATCATGGTGTTCACACCTGAGCCGAAGACGGAGTTGTTCGACCACGGGTTGGATGAGTCGCTGCGCAGGTAGTAGGGGCTGTAATTCATGCCATATTGAAGCTGTGCGTTGCTGGCGTATGTCTTGTTGTTCGCGCTGAAGCTGTATGTCTCATTGGCGACCGTGGCGTCGTCTGTGAGGGAGTAGTGCAACGCCCTTAAGCTCGTGCCGGAGTAAAGAAATACCGACGCCGGATCCGCAAAAATTGCCACACTCTCGAAAGTGCCGTCTGTGCGCATAAGTACCAGGGAGCCCTCTCCCTTGTAGTATGCCAGTGTTAGCTCCAGGGCGTCCGCGGTGGTGCTGAAGCTTGCCAGTGGTACGGTGGCGCCCGCCTGCTGGCGGTAGGTCTCGCCGGTCTTAAGTGCGCGCAGTTGAGCCGTAGGCAGGCGGCCGTAATTCTTATAAGAGGCATCGGAAAAGCTGTAGCTCATATCGTTGGTGGCGGTATCGGTAAACCCCGCGTATAGTGTATGCGCGTCTACGCTTAAGCCCAGGCATTTTTTTGTCTCGCCTTTACCTAAAAAATACACATCTGTTAAAAGGCTGTTATTGTTTACAAGCCAGGCCGCGCCGGTGGTCGCGTTCAGTGGTTCGCCACTCCACATTGCGTCGCCGATGCTTACTTTCTCCACCTGCAAAATGTTAAGCCCCTGCGCAAGGATCCAGGCGACCAAGTCGCCCAGGATCTTGTTCTCCGCCTGAACGCGGGCGCTCACGGTGCCGTCGGTGTAGTCGCTGACGTTAGCCGTAAAGGTGATTGTTTTCTTAAAGCTCATAAGTCCCCCTTATTCCTCGATTATGGTGTAAGTTCCGGAGCTGTCGCCCAGGTCGTCGGCGTCGTCGATGATGTCCGCCGTTGGTATGGCGACGAATTCGCCCTGCGCGCTGCCGTCGTCCGCGGTCGGCAGATAATGATCCTCCCAGCTTCCGTCGTCCACGACCGTGTTGCTCGCGTCAAGCGTGAAGCTTACGCGGTAAATGCTGCCGCGGGTCGCGTTGGTGCTTATGAGCTGCGCGTTAAGTTCTCCGTTCTGTATGCGGACATAGCGGTACTGGATCTCCTGGTCCTCGTCTACGCTCAGCAGCGGCATAATGAACCACGCGGCGCCGCTCTGTATGTCGGCCTTGTACCATTGCAGCATGTCGCGGTATTGCTGGGCGTCCAGCAGCAGCTGTACGCTTACCTGGTCGGGGGCGCCCTGGTTAACCAGGCGCTGACGGGCGTAGCCGTCGGCCATGGTGGTGCGGATCATGTTCGGCTTGTGCTTCGTGCTGTAGCTCGCCTGCAGGGGTCGCGGCAGCTCGGCGGGATAATATTTCATGGCTTATGCCCTCTTGATGTAATTTTCTTTCATGTTATGCGCCGTAGCGGCGGAGCTGGTAGGTGCTTTCCATTGCGCGGGCGGCAGCGCCTCCGCGGCGTATGTTGCTTACAAATATGTTAATTACGCGCTCACCTTCCTGGTCGTCGCCAGTCTCTACCTGCCCCGCCTTCGCGGCGTCCTCGTAAAGATTTACGGTAACGGCGCCTGCGGTTCCTCCCGCGGCCTGGCGTGCCAGTTCTGCGGTACGTCTGCGGCTGGTTACGTCCGCCGGGCCGGTTACAAGTTCCGGGCCGTACTCGCCGACCACACCGACCTGTCCCGCGGCTATATGTCCGCCCAGGTCGTGCATAGTTAAGCTCTTGAGCTGGCCGATCACGTTAGTAGTCAAGGCGACCGCGTTGGCGTAGTTCGCCAGGGCTTCGTACCAGCTCACGCTGGTGCTTAGCGCCTTAGTCCAGGCCACAATGGCGTTAGCGGTTGCGGAAGCCACCGCAAAGCTTTTTTGTATCGCAAAAAGTGCCTTATATGCGCCGGAGCTTTCGCTCATGCCGGTGGTAAGGTTCTGGAAGGCGTCGCTTAAGCTGTTCATGCTGTCGGTGAAAAGCTGCACGTTCTCCTGGTCCTCCGCGGTTATAAATTCATTCTTGGAGGCTCTGGCTGTAGTCCGGGCTTTCTCGTAGTCGTTTATGAGCTTAAGGCGTGCCTCCTGGTACTCCTGCTCGCTTATAAGTGCGTCGGCATGGTACTGATCCAGCTGCTCAAGCTTGCCCCGGTATTCTTCGGTCAGCTGCTCCAGCTCGTCCCCGCGGAGCTCGCGGAGGTACTCGACGGCAGCGTCGCGCTGCTCCTTGATCTTGCGCTGATAATCGGCATCAAGCGCGGCGCGGGCTGTGAATAACTCGGCCTCGGTGGCGGTGGCGCTCGCCTGGTACTCGGCCAGCAGCTCCTCCAGGGCGTCGTTATGCTCCGCGCGGAGTTTCTGCGCCTCGGTGTAGCCGTTGCGCTGAAGCTGAAGCACACGGGTGTAGTATTGCGCCCAGTTGTCCTCCGCCTGCTTACGGCCTCCGGCGGTTCCGCCCAGCGTGCCGAATTCGATCTTCGGCATCGTTACGGTGGCGCCTTCGTCCGGCTTCTCTTTCAGCTTGTCAATTAAGCGCTTGCGGCTCTTGTCTATGTCGTCGATCTGCAGTTGGATCGCAGCGTCGTAAAGCTTTGAAGTGTCGGCTATGCTGTCCGCGGTGCGATTAAGCGTGCGGTCGTAAGCGTTGGCGGCCTCGTCAAAGCTTCCGGTATAGGCCAGTGTTCCCAGGTAGTCGCTAACCGATTCGAAGCCACCCTTTATGGCCTCCCATGATATTGCTGCGGGCTTCGCTACATACTCAAGGAAGCCCTTACGCGCAAAATTGAAAAAGTTTGAAAGAAAAAAACCTATATTAGAGATCGCGCCCTGCGCTTCGTCCTCGCTGTCGCCGAAAAATTCCGCGATGTAGCGAAGGCCTGCGCTGGTCGCGCTCTTTATCACGCCCACAATGTCGCTGAAGGCCTGCCCGATCTGGCTAAAAAATTCTTGAAAGTACGGGCGGTTTTCATTTATCCATGCCGTTATCCCGTCCAGCGCGTCCGCCGCGGTGCGTACCATCTTGGCTATAAGGTCGCCCAGACCGCTCTCAGCGATGGCGCGGTAAAAGTCGCCCCACGCGTTCTCCAATTGGTTAACCGCTCCGGTCATGCCGCCCTGGAGGTAATCAAGCACACCCTCGTTTTCTTTCCCGATCTGCGCAAAGTACGCGCCCAGGGCTTCGCTGTTCTTCTCCACCTCGGTGGTTATGCCTTTATACGTAAGCAGCAGCGCGGCGCCGTTGTCCTTTGCGGTTATGCCCAGCTGCTGCAGCGCCTTATAGCGCCCCTGCATGGTGGCGGTAAAAGCTTTCCCTACGGTCTCCAGGCTCTGCCCGGTTCCGTATGCAATCTGTGAAAATGTTTTTAATTGTTCGGCGGTAGCCTGGATCCCGTTTTTCCTCAGGTCCAGGGTTACGGCCTTTAAGGCATCGAACGGCTGGATCGTGTCTCTTGCGGCCTGCTGCAGCATCTCGAACTGTGCGCGTGCTTCCTGCAGGCTGCCCGTAGCTGTAATAAAGCTGGCGACCGATTTTTCGGTGGCCATAAGCTCTTTTGATATTGCTCCCGTAAGCGCGCCCGCAGCGATTCCCGCAATGGCCGCTTTCCAGGCTGAGCCGATGCTCGCGAAGTTCTGCGCCATGGACTTGCTTGCGGCCTTGGTGTCCTTTTTCATGGACTTGAGCTTCTTGGTATATTTGGTCGTGTTCAAGTCGACCAGATTAAGGATCGAGTTGACTATGCTCATTTAATCGTGCCCCCCAGGCGCTTATATACTTCTCGCGGGTCGACCTCTATCTCCTCCGGCGGGGTCGGTTCCGGTTCTCCCTTGGCTTCGGCCTCCAGTACGGCCGCCCAGAATGCCAGCTCGCGCCCCGGGAGTTCTAGGGCGGCGGTTATAGGCATGTGCAGCTCGCGGGCTATGCGCACACACAGTCTTACCGCCGGCAGCTCTAAGCTTTTTTTTCAGCGTCCCCGCTGTTAAGCTTCCATATGGCTTGCGTTAAGCGGTTAATCAGACGCGCCGGTACCGCGTCAATAAAGGCCGCGGCCTGCGCTTCATCCTTAAGCAGGCGCTCGCCGTCCTGGTTCACCAGGCTTACGTAAAGCACGTAAGCGGTGACGGCGCTCTCGTCGGTCTTGTCTTTCTTAAGTCTTGCCTGGAGCTCCGCCTGCTGCGCGCCGCTGAGCTCACGGATCATAAGATCGGCGCCTTCTTTAAGCTCCGGAGCCTTTACGGATTCGGTCTTAAATACGGGCTTAAATAATTCGGTTATCGTGCTCATGTTTTTCCTTCCTGCTTACAAAAAAGGGCGGGGCTGTTTATCGGCTCCCGCCCACGTCGGCTCTCTTAGGTGCTGAAGTTGGTATTTTTTTTTTTTACGAACCGAACACCCATACTGGGGTTCCGTTCTGCTTGCCTACGATGTCCCACTTCAAGGTCTCGCTTAAGCTTGGATCCTGCGGAGTTGCAGACTTGAGGGCGACCTCCATGGTGCATGTGGTCTCGTCCTGGTACTGAATTACCAGGCTGATTACGGATCCGGCGTTGGCGGCAGCAATAAGCGCCTGCTGTACGCTGTCCCCAGTGTAATGGTGGATGGTAATTGTTACCTCGTTACCGTCATAAGCTCCGGCAAGGTAGCGCTTTGCGGCTTCCGCGATGCAGGTCTGATCGATATCCTCTACAGAACCGCCTAAGCCGGTTACTACGGACACACCCGGGATGGTGATGTAGCTGCCGGAGGTGTCGCTCGCAAGCTTATAACCGACCAGGGTGTTTTTACCGCTGATCGCGTTCTTCGGTGTTGTTGGTGTTAATGTTGCAGTCATGATCTAATCTCCGTACGGGTTCATTTTGAGATTTTACTCTCTTTCATTATAGCCTGTATTTTCTCGGTTAGCGCATCAATAATTCTTTTTTTGTGAGCTGCCCACTGTGGTTCGAATATGTGATGCCCTTGTATGCTTACTGTTCCCAGGTCCTGCCAGATCCCGATGTATGTCGCGGGCTTCGGGCGTTCCCTTCGGCGGTTCTTGTGGTTAACGTAGTATATCGGCTGGATCCCTTTATTGCTCCAGCCGTAGGTCGCATACTGTATGCCCGGGCGCTTCTTGCTCGCCTTGACGGTCGTGCGTACGCTGCGGCGGCCGCGGCCGGTGCGCGATGTGTACTCCGTGCGGGTAGCCTTGCGCAGGTCCCGCACCGCGGGGGCTATGGCCTCGCGTAGGATCTTGCGTTGGGTCTGGGCGCTGGTCTTTTTGTCGAATTTCTCCATCGCGGCCAGGAAGTCGTCAAATATGCGCTCCAGTTCTCTCTCGTTCTCGCCTATGATCACCGCCTGCTCCTTAGTAGTCCGCGATGCCGACCTCGATGGTGGCTGTCGCGATCTTGTAGTCCTCGCTCGCGTCCGCTCCGTAGCTTACGCTGCGGATGGTGGCGTTGCGGAGGTGCTCGGTGTCCTGGTTGTCTACCAATGCCAGGCTGTCGACAATCTCGTCAAGGTCCGCGGTGGTCTTGGCCACCAGGGTTAAGCCCGCCGTTAATGCGCGGTAATAGCACATATCAAGCTGCCGCTCCTGGTAGTTAAGATCTAAGGTGCTTACAATTACCGCTTTGCTGATTTCCGTCGCCTGCATCGCGTCGTATGCTATGACGTCCGCCTCGGTGAGCTGCAGCAGCTCCAGCAGCTCCTCGCGTAGTGTTCCCATCGGTGTCATGTGGTTGCCTCCTGGATTATTGAATTATCAAGCTCAGCGCCCAGGATCATATAACCTGTTGCGCTGTCGTGCTCTATGCTGATTACGCGATAACGGAGCCCGCCCCAGCTTAGGCACCACCCGGGCTTAAGGCCTTTCTGGTAGCGCATAAGCACCGTGTAGGTGTCCTGCTGGAGCTCAATCTGGGAGCGCATCTGCTCGCGTAGCGTTATCTGGCGTACGTTCGCCCAGCGCTTCCCCGCCTCCGTGTATGTCGTGCTGTGGGCTCCCGTGCCGGTAATCTCGGAAGCGGGCCGCAGCAGCGTAACCCTGGTGTTTAAATCTCCGGCGCGTATCTTAATCATACTTTATAAGTCCATCCAGTAAATGCGGATAGTAAGTGCTGTAGGCCTTGTCCTGCTGGTTCTCGCGGTTGCGGTAGTAGTCGCCGACCGTTACCCGCAGGAATTGCTTTAAGCACACCGGTATGTCTGCGGCGTCCGTTGTGACCGGGTCGTCCGCAGGGTCGGCGGAGTAAATCGGGCGGCGCATGTAAGTCTCGGCCTGCCCCTGGGCTGCTTCGATGTAGTCGGTAAGCAGCGCATCCTCGTCGTCCCCGTCAATTCGTAGGTGCCGCTTAATGTCGGCAAGCGTTATGTATAGTGCCATCTTTCCTCCGGTATAAAGTAAAAACGGGGGCCTTGTGGGGCTCCCGTTTCGTGCTGCCCTCCCGGGCGGTAAGTTCCTGCGGCTTAAGCTACATCTGCAAAATTGCCGTAAGCTAAGGCCTTTGGCTGTACGACGGCGAAGTCAAGACGGCGCTCTGCGCGGATAGTCATAAGGTTCTTGGTGAAGTCGTCGCCCTCGCGGTCAATTTCTACGGCGAGACCGGTACGTTCGATCACCTTGCCGCCTTCAAAGAAATTACCCATGTGGAACTTGCCCTGGGTTACGCTGCCGCTGAGAATTACCGGGATGCCCCATATTCTCTGAGCAGGAACATCGAGGATTCCAGGGATGAGGTAATCCTTGTTAGCGTTCTTGGCGCCTAATACCTTGACCCAGTCCATTGGGTTAAGTAAAAGGCTGATGTTGTTGATGTTTGCGGCTTCCATGTTCGCCTTTACCTTAAGGATTAAGTCGATTACGGTATCGCCGGAAGCTAAGCCTGCGCCGGTGATGTAGTCGTAGTAATTGCCGCTCTGGTTTAAGCCGGTAAGCTGTCCGGAGCCGGTACCGGTTACGATCTGCTGGTCGATTACCTTGTTGAGCTGGTAGCGTAAATCGTCATTGATGAAGCTTACCAGGTTGGCGTCGTCCTGCATCATCTGCTCGGTGACCTTGGTCCATGCGGCTACGGTCTTTACGGCGCCGCTCACAATGGTGCCGGTGTAGTTGGCTTCCGGCTTGGCTGCGCCTTCAGCGGTAACGGCCGGGCCGGTGGCGGTTTCGGTAGTGGTATATCCGTACTTCACGTACTGGTATGCGCTGCCGCTTACGCTGATATGTCCGAACAATGATTCAATATTGAGAACCTTGCGCGGATCGGTTACTAAACCTAATTCGGTAGGCGGCGCAAAGGTTGTGCGGCTTACTGAGTTGCTGGCCTGGGTGGTTTCCGGTGCGGCTGCGAGTTCAAGGCGGAAGCCTGCGCGGCGGTTGCCCATGTCGTTCTTGAATGCCTTGTAGCCTGCTGAGGTCACGAAGCGTTCACCGTAGCTCTTTGCGGCTTCGGTCTTTTCTGCGCCCTGGGCGGCGGCGTTCTGCTGAAGGGCGGCGAGTTCACGCTGCATGGCTTCCTGCTTTTCAGCAATTGCGGCGATGCTCTTGGTTGCTTCGGCTGCGCCGTTTTCCATGCCTGCGATCTTTTCGCTTACCTGGTTTACGTTAGCTAAGATCTGATCTAAGTTATCCATCATAATCTCCTATCGGGTTAAAATCTGCTGTAATGCTTGGTTTATCTTCTCCAGCTGCTGCGCTTCCATCTTGGCTGCTGCTTCCGCTGCTTCCCGCTGCGCTTTCGCGGCTTCGTTGTCTGCGGCGATCACTCGCTTGCTGGCGCTGATTAAGGCTTTCGCGTCTTTTGCCGGTAGGCCTGCATCCCGCAGGTAGCTCTCCAGATCTCGGACGGTCTTGAGCTCCGTCAAGTCGTCGGAGCTCTTAAAGGTTATTATACGCGCGTTATTGTCCGCCGGAAATGTGCAAAGTGAGATCTCTCTCATATCCTGTACGTTTTTTATATGGCGGATTCCCGTCTCCTCGTCGTATTCGTAGTCATCCGATGCCATGTAAATGCTTACGCTGAGGCCGTCAAGGCTTCCGAATTCAAGGGCTTTGTGGATTTCCTGCGCGCGCTCAAGCTTAAGGTTAAGCAGCCCCTCTACATAAAGCCCTACGTCGTCCACCTTCCAGGAAGTCCAGCGGCCGACCGGTACCTCCCATGCCTGGTGGTTGAATAGCATCTTCGGGAGCTTGCCGGCCTTGACCACCTCGTCGTAGGCGTGCGGCTCGATGGTGTCATAGTACGAATCGATGCCTCCGAATTTTGAAGCGTAGCCGGCTACGTATCCAGGCTCGCGCGTAGGGTCAAGCCTTAGCTCGGTTTTTTGGTTAATTAAATACATGGTTTCCTCCTGGTTACTGTTTCACCGGCTGCTCCGTGAGGGGCGTCTGCGGTGTCTGAGTCGGGTCGCTGGCTCCCAGCTTGTCGACCGGGTAAAGATTGTTTTGAGCGGTGAGCTCGTCGGCTCCGTCGATGCGGCTGTAGCCGTCCTCGCGTCTAAGCTCGTTACGGGTGCGCAGGCCGTTCTGTACGTAGCTGGTCTGCATCGCGATTCTGGTCTGGTCGCTCATGCGCTTGAGTACGCTGGTGCGGAATTTTACGCGCACACCCGGTTCCTTAATAAGTTTATACTGGAGTACCTGCTCAAGCTCCACACACATCGGGAGGATGACGGTCTCGTAAAAGTAGTTGCTGAGCTCGACCAGATCCTGCGCTTCCCCGGTAAGCAGGGCATAAGGTATGCCGAACCACCGCGCAAATTCGCGATCTATGTATTGGCGCGTCTGTAGTAGCTGAGTTTCTACCGGGCTTAAGCCCAGGCTCTGGAATCGGAAGCCCTGCGGCAGCAGCGGCACCCCGATGTCCGCCTTTTTCATCTCGGTGAACATATCCAGAAATTGGCGGATCTGGGTGTCCTTTAGTATCGGGTTATCTGAGCACAATATGCCGTTAAGCTTCCCCTTGTTGCGGAAAAGGTCGGCGCTGGCGCTCTGCGCCTTTGCGGCTTCGTCTACGGTAGCGCGGGCGAAATCGATCATACTGAAGCCCGCAAGGCCGTTGCCGACGCCCTTCCAGTGCAGTATACGCTCGGCAGGGTAGCGGGCGATCTCCTCATCCTGGCTGAAATGCCGGTATACTACGCGGGGGCCTTCGTTTATGACCTCTATCTGCTTCGGGTTAAGCGGAGTCAAGGCGGCTACGTAATCCGCGCCGCGGGCGTAGTCTATGCGAATGTAGGCGTTACCGTATAGCAGGTAATCGGTAGTTATAAGCTTCACAAAGTCGGCCGGGGTCATGTTCGCGTTCGGGCTCTCGCTCAGCAGATGGAAAAGCTGCCCGCTGCGGATGACCTCCGTGTTTCCTTCCTGGTCTACCTCGCGCAGCAGGTCCAGCGGCATGCAGGCCATGGCCTTGACGATCTTCTGGGTGCATTCCCAGACCGCGGGAATCTGTAGCGCGTTGCTTACGCTCGGCGCCGTGTCCGTCGGCGTGATTGATGTGTATGGGGTTGTGCGCTGCTGCCCTTTATAGTTTCCCAGCAGGCCCTTTATAAAGCTCCACATGCTTCGCTCCTATAGTTTAAATGCGGACCAGTCTATCGGCGCGCGGTCCGGTTCGCTTATATATTCGTTTTCTACGTCGCGCTGTATTGCCTGGTTTAAGGCCATTATAAGTGCGACCACCCCGTCGATTTTGTCCTCTTTCTTCTCTTTGCGCGGGTAGACGTTTTCCTTCGCGTCTACGTGGCATACTACGTTCGAGAACATCCAGGCCAGCACGGGGTTATTCGGAAAGTGTATGCGGCCTTCGTAAATTAGCGCCTGCAGCTGCTTCATGGGTTCGCTCATGTTCTTGAGCGTCTGCGGCAGTTCGATCATTTCGATTCCCTCGTCAAGTAGTGCCTGGCTCATCTGCGTCGCCTGCATCGGGTCGTAGGCGACCGCCAGGGTCTCGTATCGCTTCGTGTCCTCGCGTATGAATTCCTGGATCTCGGTTAAGTTAGTAACCGCGCCGTCCGTCGAATGCAGGTACCCGTCCGCCGCCCATTCCTCGTATTTGGCCGTGTCCGTGTTGTTTACGGCTTCGGCCGGGAGATAGAAATCAGCGGCTACGTAGTAATGGACCCTGTCGTCGGCTTCCTTGCGCCAGAATAATTTTACCGCCGCCGCTATGTCAAGCTTTGATGCCAGGTCTAGGCCGTAAATGCAGTATCTGCCCTCGAATTCTTCCGGGCTGAAGTCGCTAATACACTTGTTGTAGCGCTCCATCTCAAGCCATTGGCTGTCGGCGTTGACCCACACATCAAGGTGCTTTGTGAGGTAATTCTTGCGGGCGCTGGTGCTTACAAGTGCCTTCTTGCGGTTACTGAGGATTAAATCCTCATCGCAGCTTATGCCCCAGTTCGGATTAGCTTTCTTAAGCGCCTTTATGCTTTTCCAGTCATCATCCGGGTCTATTGTATATATTATACCGAAGATTGTTTCGTCTGAAACGCTGCGGTCTAAAATGTGACCTACGTAGCGGCGTACGTCCATGCAGATGCCGTATAGGATAAATCCCGCGGTCGTTATCGCAAATAGCAAATTCTGTGCTCGCTTTCCCAGGGCGGATTCGACGACGTCGTATACCTTGCTGGTTTTGTGGGCGTGCAGCTCGTCTATGATGGCCATGTGCGGGTTCAAGCCGTCCAGGGTGTCCGCGTCCGCGGACTTCGGCATCATTCGCGAGTTGGTCCCGATAATGCTCATACTGTGATTAAAGCAGTCCAGGCCGAAGGCGTCCCGGAGGTCTCTATTGCCGCGCGCCATCGCCAGCGCGTCATCAAAAACAATGCGCGCCTGGTCTCTGGTGGTCGCGAAGCTGTAAACGTCCGCGCCCGCTTCTCCGTCCGCGCATAGCATGTATAAGCCGGCGCCGCTGCAAAGTGTGGACTTGCCGTTCCCTCGCGGCACCTCGGTGTATGCCTTACGGAACCGGCGCTTCCCGGCGCGCTTCCCGGTTCGGCAGACCCAGCCGTATATGGTCGTAAGTATAAAGCATTGCCAGTCCTCCAGGTGGATCGCGGTTCCTGCGGCTCCGCCCTTTACATGGTCCAGGCGTTCTATAAAGGCACACACCCGGTTCGCCTTCTTGCGGTCGAAGTCGTAAGGGAACTCATTTGTCTTTTTGGCGGAATTCTCCAGGTCGCGCAGCTGGCGCTCGCAGGCCTGCCGCACGAAGCGACACACGTCCTTCTTGCCTGTGGTTACCTGCTTAATGTAGCGGTTTGCTTTTCCTACGTAGTCCAGCGCGGCCATTATAAATCCTCAAATTTATTCTTCTTTCCGTCCGCGCTGCTGAAGCTAACGACGCGGCTGCGGCTTGCCGGGGTAAATCCTAGCTCGTTCTCCAGTCCGCGGAGGATCGCGGCCGTCTTGGTTATGTGATGCAGGATGTTACTGACTTGCAGCTGCCCGTCCGGGAGTTCCTGGATCGTGCCCTCCCGCTTAATGGCCGCGGTGAGAATTACGAATTGATCGAAGCACACCACCCATTGGCAAAATGCCGCATAGTCTACCGTGCTGAGCATCCCGTCCGGGATCTGACTGAGCGAAAACTCCCAGATCTCCCGCGCTGATTCCGTGAGGTACTCCGGCGGGAGTGCTCCCTTAAGGTCGACCTGCGGCTGCGGCTCCGCCGTCGGGGTGCGGCAGGGCTGGAGCGTGCCCTGAAGCTTCTTAACCGCGGTCGGTTTGCGTGGTCGTGCCATCGTGGTTTTTTCCTCTCGTTTTTTTTCCTAGTTTTCCGCTAGGTTCAAACTGTCCATTTTGCATGCATAAAAATGCGCC